TCATGCCGCTTTCCTCCGGTGTTCGATAGCGAGCTGGTCCATCAGGCGCTGGTGGTAGGTGAGCCGGGCTTCTGCGGCAGACCAAGGGCGGATGGTTTCAATCATGGGTTCGATGCCGACCAAACAATCCCAGATGGCCGGATCGGGTGGCATGAGGTCTCGGCGCTCGGTCGCAAGCGCGATCAGATCTGCCTGGCGTACGCAGGCAGGGAGATCGAGTGCCAGGTCGAAGCGAACACAGATGCGCTCCCAAACGATGTCTTCGAAACCTAGATAGTCGGGCATCCATTGCTTGAGTGGTCGTGTCATGTCGCCCAGGTACGCCTCGGTGGCGTCGTGGAGCAAGGCGGCGAGTTTGTGTTCTTCCGGCACCAGCTCTGCGACGATGCAACTGTGCTGAGCCACGCTGTAGAACTCGCGGGTGTGGCCGTTGAAGCGGCAAAGGTGTGCCAGCGCGTGCGAGATGTCCCGTGGGTCGATCATGTCTGCGTCAGGCTCGTACAGGTCGAAGCGCTTGCCGGTGGAGGTAAGTATCCAGTTCATGCGGCTTCCCTCACCAAGTCGGCCAGGAGCAAGGCGTTATCGGTTGCCTTGTGCAATTGGCGAAGAGCTTCATAGCCGACCAGGGCTTTCAACTGGCGTTCGAATTCTTTGCTGTAACGGGTCAGGGCGCGCAGGTCATTGGTGGCCTTGGCGTGCTGCTGTTGCAGTGTCCCGGCGGCCTGAGGCGTCAGACGAAGCGTTGTGATGGCCTGGTTCATGCAGCATCCTCCTGAAAGAAGGAATCCAACCCAGCAGCCATGCTCAGGGCCTTGTCGCGCAAGGCAAGGGTCTGTGATGCCTGGCTTTCGGATTTAACCGCTCGGAAGGTATCAGCGGCTAGCTTGAGCTTTTCTGCTATGGCGAGAAGGTCGAGGCGGTCTTGCGGTTCCCGGTGCAGAATGTGTTCTAGACTCTGGGAACGCATCGACATCTTTTCGAGAGAGGTTGCATATGCGGCTGATGCATCGTCCTGGCCCCTAGAGAAACCGTCAGAATGGCCATCTTCGTAACCTTCATTTTTACCGTCAGTGAGGCCGCCCCGGTAGCCGACCCAGTAGAGGATCGCGGCCGAGATAATGATGCCGATCAGTGCGCAGATTTGAATTGCAGTCATGTGGTGTGCTCCTGGTAGTTTCGTGGCTGGTGGTGGCAGCCGTCTGGGTTACTGGTCTTGCTCGGTTGAGTCGTTTTGTGGCCGAGGCATGTCTTCGTCCGCTCGGTAAGCGCGGATGTCGATCAGTGCTGCGACGTGTTTGATGTGGGCATACCGGATCGCCTTGACGCTGTGGTCCAGGGTGGTCACCGGCAGCTGAATACGCCCGTTGGCGATCGCCTCGGTGAAGGTCTTTTCGTTGAGGTTCTTGAAGTAATGCACGCGCAGCTTTTCCAGGGGGATAAGCACGTCGCCGAAGAGTTGGTGCAGCATCTCGACGGTGGCACTATCCGGGGCGGGTAGCAGTCGTAGCGGTGTCTGGCAGTTGTTGCTCATGGGCTGCGGCCTCCTTGCGTTTGAGTCGTGAAGGGTGGTTCCAAGCATTCAGGCAATGGCGTTTGGTCAGCTCCCGCAGATGCTCCGGCACTTCGAGGAGCGCAGCGTTGCGCTCCTCGCGTGTGCTCATGGCGACGATCTGGCGGGCGTACTCCCTAGGCCACGTCACGGTTGTCTGCCGGGATTGCTGGCAGTTCGAGCCCCAGTTGATCGGCGAGCCAGCGGATGCCTGCTTGCCGAACCTTGGTCGACTGGCTGTACTGCATGCCGGCGGTCTCGTGGAACCAGTTGCTGTCCTTGACTCGTAGATACTCGCGATCCCGCACCGGGAAGGCCGGCAGGTTGCGGTCGTTGAGCATGCCCTTTTGACGCATGAGCAGGATCAGCTTGGGGCGGGTGAGGCCGAAGTACTTGGCGGCTTTTTCGAGGCTACGTTCCATCGCGACCTCCTATGCTGCATGCGCGGCGGGCGTCGCCACGGCAGCCAGGTGGGTGATGGATTCGGCGACCATGGAATAGATCTCCACGTCGCTGCCGTACACCGTGAAGCATTTGGAGCGCGGCTTTCTGACGCCGATGCTCATGATGGTGGTGATGCCAGCGCGGGATTTGTTGCGATGGATCGCCAGGTTGATCGGTTGCTCAAAACCCATGTCGAGACTGAGCGCGCCGCCGGTGCGTACCAGATCGAACACCTGTTGCTTATGTTCGGTTTCAAACACGCCGTAGCGTCGATCTACATGCGGCGTGGCAGGTGTCTCTGCAGGGTTGGAAGGCCCGTTGACGATCTCTTCGATGAAGTCCGCAAGCTTGAGGTGCATCTTCTTGCTGTTGGTCAGGGTCAGCGTGTGGCGTTCGCTGCCCAGCTCAACGGTGAAGTGCGTATCTGCAATGCGGCGCTCGACTTTTAGGCGAAAAGACAGGGCCTGGCGCTGTGTATCGGTGCGCAGGAGGTGGTTGAAGGTTTCGGTCAGGCTGACCTGGGCCTTGAGCAGGGACAGGGTGCGGTTGTCGAGTTTGTACGTGTTCATGCCGCTTGCCCTCCGCCGTTCGGATCGAACGGAGCAGGGGCGGTGTGCTGTTTCAGCTTGGGTTTGGACGCGATGAAGGCGCAGCCGCAGTCTTGTGCCAGACGGCGGATTTCGAAGATGCGGGAGGGGTTAGCAGCGGCCGGGTGGACGTGCAGGGTGGCTGTGGTGTGCATGGTGTTGCCTCGCTCTGTGGTGGGAGAGTGAGGCAAATATCAACCTGTGGTTGATTTTAGTCAACAGCCATTGGTTGATATTTTGAAGCGTCATGAGTTTATCTGCGCGGAACCTTCGAGTTCCCAGGGGAGGATGGCGCAGAGATGGTGCATTGCAGGTAGTGGCATTATGATGGGAAACCTTTAAATTCATAAGATTGCCGCAAGAAAAGGATATTCATGATTAATAGTTGCAAGTTTCGAGGCGAAGAACTGAAATTTCATTTAGGTGATGTTTGTAATTACGAAAATATATTTACTATTGTGGTGGGTCGGAATGGGGCTGGCAAAAGCCTTTTGTTGCGCCAGTTGATAAGGTCATTTGTTTCTGTACCTGAGCCCTCACAAGATAGGCCTTTACTTAGACGCGAATGGTCGGAGGATGCGGGATCAGTCCGTTTTAATCTGCAACCGACGAAAATTATTGCATCGTCTACTAGCCCCTTTGACAAGTTTCCAATTGATAGAAGGGGGGAGTTTGCCAGCCAGTATGAATACGTTGGGCTGAAAGGGCTCTCTGGTCAGAACCTAAGTCTAGGGTACATGGCGAGAATTATAAGTAAGTTGTTGCGGTCGATTAATAAGGACGTTGGTCGTCTAAAAGCTATCATGAATGTGTTTTCTTACATGGGTTATCACGGGTTTATGCAGGTTAGGCTAGTTATGGATCCGTCGCCTACGGTAATGCATGAGATTTTACAGTCTGAGGACCCTAAGGGAGCGCTATTAAGTTTTTTAAATGCGCGCTATAGAAAGGGAGCACCCTTCAATCAAAAATTTAATTACGAAGGGATTGCTGATCGAACGGACGAAATTCTTGATGCGTTCTATTATTTTTCATTAATTAGTTTAAAGCCGCGATTGGACGTCGTAATTGATGAGGCTGGTGTGTTTGAAATAAATTTGGGAGGCTCGGTCGATGACCGATTTTTATGTCTCCTTGAATTAGGGTTTATTAGGCTTCGTGATATTACATTGCAGAAAATAGGCGTGCAGAGTCCAATTAGGATAACTGACGCAAGCTCGGGTGAGCAATGCGTTTTATTGGCTCTTTTAGGGATAGCAAGTCATATTGAGGATGGTGCATTAATATGCATAGATGAGCCGGAAGTTTGCCTTCATCCTGAGTGGCAAGAAAGATTTATCGGATTATTGATAGATTCATTTCGTGATTTTAAATGCTGTCATTTTATTGTTGCCACGCATTCGCCTCAAGTGGTTTCAAATTTGAGTAATAACAATTGTTATGTGCTTGATATTCAGAGGGGACTTACTGTAGATGCTCGTGCATTAAATAATAGGTCTGCGGACTTTCAGTTGGCGAGCGTTTTTGGTGCTCCTGGATATAAAAATGAATATCTCACACGTGAGCTTATAAGTGCGCTAGGTACGCTAAGTGGTGGATTTGATCTGAGTAAGGAACGTATGGATGTGCTGGCTAGAATCATTAGTTTGAGAGGTTATTTGAGGCCGCACGATCCCGTTGTTAAATTGATAGATCTTCTGAGTGACGCTCTTAGCGAGGTTCAGCAATGAGTTTGGAGCAGTCGCAGTTTAAAATAAACAGGCCCTATGCGTACTCTATTAAGCATGTTTCTTTGGTTGAGGACTTTAAGAAGATGCAGCGTCAGGAACAGGTGGGCTTCTGGGATAATACTAATAAAGGAGTGTGGAAGATAATAAAGAAAAGTCTGAAGGATCACTATATTGTTGCTCAAGATTATCAGTGTGCTTTTTGTTTGCAGAGAAATGTGGTTGAGCATAATGGGGTTTGGGATGCTGAACACATAATACCAAAGGCTACACACCCCCACTTCATGTTTGAAAGTCAAAATCTCTGTGTGAGTTGTAAGGATTGTAATGGCGCTAAATTAGATAAGCCTGTGACTAAGGCAAAAGTGAAGGATGAGTTTTCGACCGAGTCCGATGATTACTTGATTTGCCATCCTCACTTTGATGAGTATTCTGCACACATAAATGTCATCAGTGTGGCGGGTGTGTATTTGCCAAAAACGGATAAGGGTAGACGTCTCATAGAGACTTGTGGGTTGCTACGGTTTTTGTATAAGTACTCCAATCATGAATGTGCCAGTGAAGAGATTAAAGCGCGAACAGTTCAGCTAAATAATCAACTTCTTGAGGCTGCGAGTGAACTTGAGCTGATGTATATCTATGATTGTCTGGAGGATCTGGCAAAGGAGGGAAAGAGACTATTAAGGCAGAAACGAATGGCTGCGTTAAAGGCATAGTTTTAGACATTAAATTACTCTGGAATAAATGAACCGACTACTTTTCCACATATGTGTGTTTCTTCCGTAATATCAATGATTGGGTATTGCGGATTGATAGGCCTTAAAAATTGTCTGCCTGCGTCCGCCACCAAAATCTTAAATGTAGCTTCATTGGTCCGGGGAACCCTCGCGATCACTCGATCACCTGTCTTCGTTTCAGCCTCAGGATCCACAAAAATAATGCACCCCGTAGGATAGCTGCGACCTGGCCCTGGATTCGTCATAGAGTCACCAAGTACCTTCAGCGCATAACCGCTCTCGCTGATAGGCACAGGGCACGACAGCCATGATTCGCCGTCATGCTGCTCAAAATTCGACTCGCACCATGCGCCTGCCTGTACCCACGAAATCAGTGGGACTTTTCCAAAGCGTCGAGTGATCTCTCGGACATTACTTTCGCCTGCTTTATCGAACTGGTGGACATTACTGTCCCCGGTCTGCTCTTTAGGTAGCACACCATATTCCAGCCACTCCCTACGCACCTTCAACCATGAACACAGCACAACCATGCTGTCCGCCTCAGGTATGGATTCGCCATTCAGCCACTTGCTGATGGCCTGAGTACTTTTTTTAGCCCCAACCTTCACAAGATGGGCGTGAATATCCACCCCACGTCCCCGGGTGCGTACACCGGCATCGTCGAGTGCTTCGTGAAGGCGCGCCGTGAAAGCTGCCCGTAGCTCGTTCTTATCAACCATGAGTTGATACTCTCACAGGGGTTGCGCAATAGTCAGTTGATGTTAATATCAACTTCGAGTTGATAAATGGAGGTTGCCATGCTGGACCCCGCAGATTTTCCGAACGCCATCGCGTTCGCATTTGAAGCCGTAGGCGGCATTGGTGCTGCCGCCAAGGTGTGTGAAAGGAGTTATCAGGCGCTCAATAAATGGCGCTTGGCTGCCAGCCTTCCCCGCACCGATTACACCGGTGAAACCCACTACGCAAAACTCTTAGCGACCGCCGCAAAGCAAAAGGGCAATGCGTTTGACGCTGCCTGGCTGCTCAATGCATCGGCGCCGCAGAAAGCCACAGTGTAGATAGAAAAAAGGCGACCCAAGGGCCGCCTAGTTCCTCCCGGCACACACCACCACAGTGCTGTCGGGTCGCGACGAAGGTAGGAGGGCACACCACATGCAAACCACCTCCCTTTATCGCGCTGCCAAGACACGGATGTCTTGGGTTGCTGCCTTTTCCACCACAGATTAGGCAGCTGTTGCGCCAGAGGTGAGCAACGGATTGTTCGCCTCGGCACGGTGCCGGTTTCGATCCCTAGATCTAGCCGGCGTTTGGGCCCTTTCAAGCCACGCGGCAAATGTAACACCACTGCAGGTCGCGGGGCACTGGCAACTTAGTAGGATTAATGCCATGAGCCGAGTAGCTTTAAGCTGTGTTGATAGAGCGCAAAGGGAAGTCCTGACGCTTGAATTAGCCCTGTACCACGCCGCACGGGATTATCCCGGCGGTGCCGCTGCGATAGCCGCCACCACCGGCCGCAATGCCACTACCTTGCAGCACAAGTTGTCTCCCACCCATCCCTCCCACGCCGTCAACATTCAAGAGTTCGGCGAGATCCTCGAACTGACCAAGGACCGGCGCATCCTCGATGCGGTGCATGCCCTGGTCGGCGATACGACCTGGCAGGAGCTGGCTGAAACCTACACCAGCGATATGCCCGAGACCTTGACCACCGGTATTGCCGGGTACTTCCGGCAGGTGGCCGATCTGGCCGACACCTGGGCCAAGAGCATTGGCGATGGTGTTGTGAGTGATCAGGAACTGGCCGAGATTCGCCTGCAGGTGTTTCGCGGCATTCAGGGGTTGTTGGGGATGTTGAATCGCGCCACCTACGTCAACCAGACAACTCGGGGGGCGGACCGTGGCTGATGACATCGACTTTGCAAATGACCTGGTGCAGAAGCAGATTGATCAAGCCGTCGCGGCACGGCTCGCGCTGCTGTCTGACATTGTTCTGCCTTCCTTGATGTTCTGTGATGAATGTGAAGAGCCGATCCCCGAGGGGCGTCGATTGGCACAGCCCGGTTGCACGCTCTGCATTGAGTGCAAGTCCACTGATGATCTGAGGACGTCCCGTTATGCTCGATGATGTGCTCAATCAGCTCGCAGACTACGGCCTCGAACCCGCCCAACCCCTGACGTTCGGCAAACTCACCCGCTGCAAAACCGCCCAGGACAAGGGCAAGGAAAAAAACGGCTGGTACGTCATCCACGAACACCACACCGAAAAAAACGAGACGCTGATCTTCGGTAGCTTCGGTGACTGGCGCTCCGGCGACACCCAAAAGATCAAGGTCAAGCCAGGGCGTATGAGCCCCGAAGAGCGCGAAGTCATGCGCGCTCGCCAGGAAGATGCCAAGCGTAAGGCCGCCGAGATCGCGACCAATGCTTCACGTCGAGCGGCCAACCGTGCTGCCGGCCTGTTCAAGCGCATGCCCGAAAAGGGCAAGAGCGCCTACTTGGATCGAAAGCAGATCGTCGGCTTCAAGGTTCGCTATGCGCCTCGAACTGGCGCATTTTTAGTGCCTATGTGCAACGTGCGCGACCAGATCGTCGGCCTGCAGGTAATCTTCCCCACTAAGCAAGAGGACACTGGCCGCGACAAGGCGTACTGGCCCTACGGCATGTCGAAAGAGGGCGCATTCCACCTCATTGGCCCTCACCCCGAACCTGGCGAGCCGGTGCTGGTGTGTGAGGGCTACGCCACGGGCGCCAGCCTTCACATGGCGACTTCGCTCACCGTCGCCATTGCCTTCGACGCGGGTAACCTCCTGCCGGTCTCCAAGGCCATGCGCGAGCGCTTCCCCGGCTGCCCGCTGATCATCTGTCGCGATGATGACTGGAAGACCAAACGCCCCAACGGCGATCCCTGGAACCCTGGCGAAGAGAAGGCCAACAACGCCGCGCTGGTTGTCGGCGGCCAGGTGGTTGCCCCTGTGTTCTCCGGCGAGCGCGAGATCAAGTGGACGGACTTCAACGACCTGCACGTCGCTGAAGGTTTGGAGGCCGTCCGCCGCCAGGTGTTGGCGGTGGTCAAGCCTCCTGCAGCTGGCGGTTGGAAAGACCAACTCGCCCGCACCGAAAACGGCTCCCTGATCGCGCACATGCAAAACGTCGAGCTGATCCTGGGCAACGACGAACGCTGGGCCGGTGTCATCGGTTACAGCGTGTTCAGCTCCAAGATCGTCAAGCTAAGGTCTGCACCCTTCGGTGGCGGTGCCGGCGATTGGGCCGACATCGATGACATGCGTGTGATGAAGTGGCTCGCGCAGCAATACAACCTGCGGGTCAAAGCCTCCCATGTGATCGAGGCCGTAAGCGTTGTAGCCCACGACCACGCCTTCCATCCAGTGCGCGAGTACCTGGAGAAGCTGGAGTGGGATCGCGTGCCCCGTATTGAAACCTGGCTGACCGACGTGCTGGGCGTCCAGACGAGCGAGTACTCGGCCAAGGTCGGCAAACGCTGGCTTATCTCAGCTGTTGCGCGGGTCATGCGCCCGGGCTGCAAGGCTGACTCGGTGATGATCCTCGAAGGCGGGCAGGGCGCTGGTAAGTCGACGGCCATGGGCGTGCTCGGTGGCGAGTGGTTCATGGACACGCCCTTTGCTCTCGGCGATAAGGACAGCTTCCAGGCGATTCGCGGCAAGTGGATTGTTGAGTTGGGGGAGCTGGACAGTTTCAACAAGGCGGAAAGCACCAAGGCCAAGCAGTTTTTCTCCGCGTCCACCGACACCTACCGCGAGAGCTACGGCCGAAGAACGAATGACGTGCCACGCCAGTGTGTTTTCGTGGGCACTACCAACCAAGAGGAATACCTAAAGGACGCCACGGGCAACCGTCGCTATTGGCCGGTGTTCTGCAACAAGGTCGATCTGGAGCAACTGCGCGAGATCCGCGACCAGCTGTGGGCCGAGGCACTGTTCTGCTTCGAGGCGGGTGATATCTGGTGGGTGAACAAGGACGAATCCAAGATGTTCGCCGAGGCCCAGGACGAACGCTTCGTCGTCGACGAATGGGAAGGGCCGATCCTGGCATGGATGGAAGAGTCGCAGATCGGCGAAACGGCCACCGGCAACGAGATCCTCACCCAGGCGCTCAAGCTGGACTTCGGCCATTGGGGCAAACCTGAGCAGATGCGGGTCGGGGCGATCATGCACCGGTTGGGCTGGCGCAAGCGGCGCATGCCGGCATTGCCTAAGAGTGGGGTGCGGCCCTGGGCCTATGTAAAGCCTGCGGGTTGGGGGCGTGCGTCTGCGTTGCAGCAGTCGGTGATCGAGGAGCCTTGCTTCGATGATTAAGCGAATCGACGAGATGCTCAAACTATGGGCGCAGGATCTGCACTCACCTATGCCGGAAAACGGGGGAGGGCCGAGTGGCGGCAACATGATCGCCATGCTCATGGAATGCAAGGGCGAGTTGATACGCGGCACACGCGGCAGTCGGGTGCTGCTGGATGAATCGGCCGACATCGAGCTGATCGTCAACAAGCACTTGCCGCCGCAGCTGTCGGTCGTCGTGCGTGAGCATTACTGCAACCACGAAAGCTTCCTCTCGCAGAAGTACACCCATTGCGGATGCGGTCGGGATACCTACTACCAGCGTCTGCACGAAGCCCACCTGCACATTGCCGGCATGCTGATGGGGAAGGCTGCATGACGTCCGGCGTTACTCCGTGTGCCTTTGTCCTACTGTCCGCCCTTGTCCGAATGCCATTTAGCGCAGTTGGACAGGCGCAGGCCGCGCTATTGTTGGCCTGTCCTACCGTCCAACCTTCACCCGCCCCACGCACACATGAGCGTAGCGGGCACGTAATCGCGCCCATGGCGCGCACGCGTGCTTTTAGCTTTCTCTCTATACACAAGAGAATAGTAATAAAGGTAGGACAGCAGTGCAGAGCCCCGTATTCAGACGCCTGTAGCTGTCCTACTTCGATCAAGAGTAGTGGGACAGGTCAGACGGGGCACCAGAAGCGACAGCCGAATGAATGCGTTGTACCTGCGTTGCACCTGCGTCATACCTGTATTGCACCCGTATTGCGCCATGGCATTAAAACTCACTTGCTGCCACCGGAATCGACCTGTAAAAAGTACCCATCTTCGATAGGTGCGACCGCAAGGCTAAGGGCGTTCTGAACGATTCGAACCTTCTCCTTTGGCCCAGATTGCAGTCACCGCAATGGTAGCCACCAGGTACACGAAAAAGTTCAGCATGTAGAAGAACAAGCCTATTACTTCCATTCTCTGGATCGGCGCTTCGGAATAAGCGAATTTGTAAAACTCATTAGCAGAACTAATTAGCATTGCGAGAGCACCTAGAAGGGCTAGAGACCGATACAAGATGCTTCCCATAATTTTGAGGCGGCGTACCGCTCCGCCTAAGACGTCTGCTGGAGCAAACAGCCAAGCGACAAAACTTCCTCCGATCACGGTCGTAAGCAAGCCTGTGAAAACCCCAGAAGCATCCATGTAACACCCTGTTTTAAATTGAAGTTGAACAACCGACGATATCAAGAAACCCGGCCCTGAGCCGGGTTTTTGCATTGGAGAGAGTGATGACGAACGAGCAGCAAGCGCTTATTGAGATGCCGGTCTGGATGGTGATCCTACTGTCCCTGGTCGGCGGGATTTCCGGCGAGGCATGGCGGGCCGACAAGGCGGGGGTAAGCGGCTGGTCCCTGGTCCGCCGCTTGCTGCTTCGGTCCGGGGCCTGCGTGGTCTGCGGGCTTTCCACCATGATGTTGCTGCACGCGTCAGGCATGTCGGTCCTGGCAGCGGGAAGTATCGGATGCCTCACCGCGATGGCCGGCGCCGATGTCGCCATCGGCCTGTATGAACGCTGGGCCGCCAAGCGGTTGGGTGTGTGCGATGTGCCGCCCTCGGGTGGCGGTCAGGCGTGATGCGCTGGAGGCCACGGAATACGTGGCCTGTAGGGGTTTACACCAAAATGAAGCGCCGAAAGGCCGCCGGGGACCCTGGGGGCATTCGAGGGACACGGGGCATGAAACCCGCGGGAAAGCGTTAGCGGGAGGACCGCCAGCTTACTGAAATTCAATCCATTGAAATTGAAGTGGCCGTGTTGAAATTCTGAATTTTCATGGTGAATTTTGGTGGTGGCTTTTGGCTATTCATGATCGCTAGGAATGTGTTTCCATGTGGTTTTCATAAGCACTAGGTGAACACATGGCAATTGGTGAGCAGATGATGATGGTGGCGGCGGAGGCTTTCAGTGTTTTTACCAAACTTTATGACGGAGCATCGGTGTCTTGTGGACCTTTGTATATTCGAGACGGCCATTCTGCTGTGCTCGACTGTACTGCCACAAAAAAACGAATCATCGTTATGACGATGGATAGCAAGCCCGGTGAATTCGCTATCGCGGTGGCAAACAAGGACGATGATCAGGACGTTAAGCATGATGTGCTTCCCGAAAGTCAACTGACTACCTCGACATTGCTGACCTACATGGAAGCCCACTTCGCCAAGTAACTCCAACTCCCATATCGAATCGGAGGGGGAATGTATTTCAATCCCCTTTCCATTCCTCTCGGGATCTCCTTCAAATGTTGCCTCTTTACCTCTCTAAAAGCGCTTTCGCGGCTCGCATCGGCAGGACGCCGAGTTACATCACCTGGCTCAAAGGCAACAACCGCCTGGTGCTATCGCCGGACGGCAAGATGGTCGACGTGCTGGCAACCGAGGCGCTGATCCTTGAAACCGCCGACCCTAGCAAGGCTGCCGTCGCTGCTCGACACAAGCAGGACCGGATTCAGCGTGACGTTTACAGCCAATTGTCGCCCCTGGCCGAGCCGACTAACACGGCTGCGCCGCAGCAAACTCTTACCGTCAAGGGCCACGACTTCCAGAAGGCGCGCGCCATGCGCGAACACAACCTGGCGCAACTGGCCGAGATTGAGCTGCACAAGGCGCAGGGCTCACTGGTTGCCAGGGAGGCGGTGGAGCTTGGCGCCTACAACGCCGGGCGCCATCTGCGTGATCAGTTGTTCGGCTTGCTGCCCCAACTGTCCCACAAACTGGCCGCGATGACCGACCCGTGGGACATCGAAAAACACCTGACGGCGACACTCCGTAAATCACTGGAAGAGGCTGAGCGCATGTCTTCTTCCGACCTTGAACGAGCGATGACGACGAGCTGACCTATGACCACGGAAATTCCTGACGGTGACCGTGCGTACCGTGAGGCGTATTTCCGTGGGCTACGTCCCGACCCAGACCTCTGGATCGACGAGTGGGCCGACGAGTACATGCGCATCCCGCGAGACACCGGCGCGCCTGAGCCCGGCCAGTACCGTACCGACCGGACGCCGTATGCACGCGAGCCGATGCGCTGCCTGTCACCGGCTCACCCGTGCCGGCGAGTGGTCACCATGGTGGCTTCGCAACTGATGAAAACCCAGATCGCATTGAATTGGATGGGCGGCCTGATCCACATGGCGCCTTCCAACATCCTGGCGCTGTTGCCGAGTCTGAGCCTGTCCAAGCGTGTCTCGGGGCGGATCAGTAAGACGATCAAGGCCACCCCGGAACTGGCGAAGCGTGTAGCGGCCAGCCGCTCGCGGGATGCGCGCAACACCATGGACACAAAGGAGTTCGAGGGCGGCGCTTTGTACGTCACCACGGCGGGCTCTGCGGCCAACTTGTCCGAGCTGTCGGCGCGCTATATCTACGGCGACGAGGTCGACCGGTGGGAAAACGATGTCGGCCAGGAAGGTGACCCAATAGTGCTGGCAGAGACGCGGGCGACGAACTTTGGCCGCAACGCCAAGATTTACTTCTCCAGCTCGCCGACGATCAAGGGCGCCTCGCGGATCGCGGATCTGTTCGAGTCCAGCGACCAGCGTTACTACTACGTGCCGTGTCCGTCATGCGGGCACATGCAGGTGCTGGAATGGGAAGGGCTGCTCTACAGCAAGGACTACAGAACGGTTCACTACCAGTGCGCCGCGCCTGAATGTGACGTCCTGATTGAGGAGCATCACAAGACCGACATGCTCGCCCGTGGCGAGTGGCGTGCCCATGGCAGCGGCGATGGCAAGACGGTCGGCTTCCACCTCAACGCGCTGTACTCGCCGATTGGCTGGAAGGACTGGCCGTCGCTTGCCGAGGAGTTCGAAGACGCCAAGAAGGCCCAGGCCAAGGGCGACATGGGGCTGATGCAGGTGTTCTACAACACCCGCCTTGCCAAGGTCTGGGACAGCGCGCAAGAGCAGACCAAGGCCGAAGTGCTGGTCGCTCGGGCACGGCTGGAAACCTACACCCTCGGCACCATGCCGGTGGGCGTGCTGATGCTGACTGGCGCCGTAGACGTCCAGGCCAACCGCCTGGAGCTGATGGTGATGGGCTTTGGTGTCGGCATGGAACGCTGGGTAGTCGATCACCAGGTGATCTGGGGCGACCCTGCAGATGAGCGTACCTGGGCGGTGTTGGACGAGAAACTCAAAGTTCGCTACCGGCATCCTTGCGGTGTCGGCTTGGCGATTTTGGCAACTGGCGTCGACTCCGGCGGTCACCACACCGATGAGGTTTATCAGTTCTGTCGTGTGCGGCGCTGGCGCAACATCTTCGCCATCAAGGGCGCGAGCAAGCCCGGCAAACCTGTGATCGCTCAGCGGCCGTCGATGGTCGACGTGACATGGAAGGGGCAGACCGAACGTGGTGGCGCCGAGCTGTGGTTTGTCGGTACCGACACCGCAAAGGACTGGATCTACAACCGCTACGCCTTCGAGGACGGCCCCGGTTCGCTGCACTTTGCCAAAGACCTGCCGGACGAGTTCTTCGCCCAGTGCGTGGCCGAGCGCAAGGTCGCCCGCTACGTCAAAGGCTACAAGCGCATCGAGTGGGTCAAGGGCAAGGCTGAGCGCAACGAAGCGCTCGACCTGATGGTGTACTGCCTGGCGATGGCGCATTACCTGGGCATCAACCGCTACCAGGAACACGACTGGGAGCGGGTACGCCAAGCGCTGGCTCAGTCCGGTTTGTTCGACGATGTGTTGGGCGTCAAACCCGTACAAGGCGAGCGCGTCGACGCTGACGAAACACCGGCACCTGTTGCGGCGCGTCAGTCGCTACGCGCACCGCCACCTGCTGCACCTGTGGCCCAACCGCGACCCGCTGCACCCCCACAACGCCGCAGCTCCACCAGCGGTTACCTGAAGAGACGCTGATATGTCGTTTACCCCGAAGCACCTCGAAGCCATCGAGCGCGCCATTGCACGCGGTGAAAAGACCGTGCGCTACAGCGACCGCACGGTGGAGTACCGCTCTATCGACGAACTGCTCAAGGCCCGCGACGAGATCCGCACGTCACTGAGCCAAGCCGCCGGGCCACGTTCTCGCGTAATCCGGCTTACCCACGGAGGCAAGGGAATCTAATGGCCCGACATTATCCGACGCTGACCCGTAACGGATTCTTGCTGCCGTCGAACATCAAGGCCAGTTACGAAGGCGCCGGCGAGGGCCGCCGCTCGGCCAGTTGGGAAGCAACCGACAACGGTATCAACAGCATCAACACCCCGGCGTTGCGCAACCTGCGAGCACGTTCGCGGGCGGCGGTGCGCAATGATCCGTACGCGTTCAACGTCATCGACAAGCGCGTCAGCAACCTGATCGGCACGGGCATCACGCCCAGGCCGACGACTGAAGACGCCGATCTGCGCAAACTCCAGCAGCAGCTGTGGGATGACTGGGTGGACGAAGCGGACGCCGATGAGCTGACCGACTTCTACGGCATGCAGGCCCTGGTGGCGCGCACCGTGGAAACGGCCGGCGAGTGCTTTGTGCGGTTGCGACCGCGCAGCCCCAGTGAAGGTTTGGCGGTGCCGCTGCAGCTGCAGGCGCTGGCCCCTGAGTTTGTCCCACACGACAAGTTCGAGACGGCCAAAAACGGCAACGTGATCCGCGCCGGGATCGAGTTCAACCCGGCCGGCAAGCGTGTGGCGTATTGGATGTACCTGTCGCACCCACGCGATTCGTCGTCGTTGAATGCCGGTTACAACCAGTTGGTGCGTGTTCCGGCGGCGCAGGTGCTGCACATCTTTGAGCCGATGGAACCGGGGCAGTTGCGAGGCGTACCCCGTTTGGCCCCGGTGCTGAAGCGCCTGCGCAGCCTGGACAACTACGACGACGCGGTGCTGTTCCGCCAGGAGGTGGCGAATCTATTCGCCGGCTTCATCAAGCGGCCAGCCCCGGACAGCGGGCAGCAACCACGCGACCCTGTCACCGGGCAACTGCTGACCACCGACCGCGACGGCTTCACGCCGATGGTCGCCCTGGAGCCCGGCACTATGCAGGAGCTGGCGCCAGGTGAAGAGGTGGAGTTCTCCAAGCCACCGGATGCTGGCAACAACTACCCGGACTTCATGCGTCAGCAACTGATGGCTGCGGCGGCGGGTTCGGGCACGCCTTACGAGATCCTCACCGGCGACATGCGCGAGGTCAACGACCGGGCGCTGCGCGTGGTGCTCAACGAGTTCCGGCGCCGCCTGGAGCAACTGCAATTCGGCGTGTACGTGCATCAGCTGTGTCGCCCAGTGCGCGCCGCGTGGATGGACATGGCGGTGTTGTCAGGCGCCCTGGTGCTGGAGGACTACGCGCAACGTCGCCGCGAATACCTGCGCACGCGCTGGGTGCCGCAAGGCTGGGCCTACATCCAGCCGGTGCAGGACGTACAGGCGCGGCGGATGGAAGTACAGGCGGGCTTTGGCTCGCGCAGTGAGATGTGTCTGCGCAACGGCTACGACGCGGAAACCATCGACGCGGAAAACGCTGCCGACCTCGCCAGGTCCACGGACCTTGGCCTCAATTACACGACGCTTGATGCCATCGAGACGTTTGATGAAAAGGAACAACCATGAGCAAAAAAGCCAAGCCCCGCGTTTATGACAAGGCGGGCAAGCAGGTCAAAGTCGCCGATAAGAGCTGGTACACCTTTCAGGCCAGCGGCGAAGCCGAGCAGCGCAGCATCGAAATTTTTGTGTACGGCGAGATCGGCGCTTGGGGCGTCACCGCCAATCAGTTCGTGCAGGATCTGCGCGCCATGGATGACGGCGTGTCGCCGGTGATCGCCGCGTTCAATAGCATCGGCGGCGAGTTGTTCGACGGCCTGGCGATCCACAACGCGTTGTCCCGGCTGGGCGAACGCTGTACCGGCCGGATCGACGCCCTGGCGGCGAGTGCAGCAAGTGTCGCGGTGTGCGGCGCTCACCGGGTGGTGATCGCGGCCAACGCCATGTTGATGATCCACAACCCCTGGACATACGCGGCGGGCGATGCCGAAGACTTGCGCAAGGTCGCTGACGCGCTCGACCAGACCCTGGAAGCAATCATCGCGGCCTACAAAGCCAAGGCGCCGGACATCGACGAAGCCGAGCTGCGGCGCATGGTCAACGCAGAGACCTGGCTCACGGCCAACGAAGCGGTGGCACTGGGCTTGGCCGATGAAGTGGGCGACGGGCTGAAGGTCAAAGCCTGTCTCGGCCAGGGCGCTGTGCTGCAGCGTTTCCAGCACGCACCGGCGGAACTGCTCGCCCAGTTTGAGGAAGAGCCCGAAGCCGAACCGTCTGAGCCAGATCCAGCGCCCGTGTTGGACGCGGCCAAGCTGGCGCTTATGGTCACACAGGGATGTGCAGCGGCGGGCATCAGCAACCTGGTGGAGCCATTGCTTGCTACCACAAAGCTGGAAAGCGAAGCCGTGGTCCAGGCCGCGCTGACCAAGGCCAAAGCGCTGCACGGCCTGTGTGTCGCGGCGCGCCTGCCTGAGCTGACCGGTGAGTTCGTTTCGGCGGGGCTGGATGAAGCCGCAGTCCGCGCGCGCTTGTTCGACAAGCTGGTGGGCAGCGGCGGTGGCTTTGAAATCAATAACAGCCTGCCGCTGGACGACGACCCCGCACCCACGGTCAAGGCCAAGCAGGTCGACAGCCAATCAATCTGGGCCAGCCGTCAGGCGGCACAGAACGGTAACTCGAAAGGAGCAAGAGCATGAAAATTGAATCGATGCACGCAGGCGAGTTCCTGCTGTCTGAGGGCGCCGGCAATATTTCCCGCGAAGCGATCAACGTCGCTGCCGGTGCCGCGCTGGAACCCGGCCAGATCCTGGGCCTGGTCACGCTCACCGGTGAGTTCGCGCCGTATCAGCCAACCGCCGAAGACGGTACCGAAAACGCCATCGCGATCCTCTACGGGCCGCTGGGCGAATCGGACGTGCCGCGCCGCGGTCGTGCCATCGTGCGCTTGGCTGAGGTCAGCGAAGCGCATTTGACCGGCCTCGACCCAGCCGCCGAGAAGGCCCTGGCTACCCACTTCGTGATCGTCCGCTAAGACGCTCACCCTGTTTATCCATCCCGCCGAGTGCGGGATTTTTCGTTTCTGGAGAGTACCCCCATGGCCGAGATCGCCATTTTTGAAGACGATGCGTTCAGCGTTTCCTCGTTGACCGCTGCAATCAATGACCAGGAATACCTGCCGGGCCGTATCAGCAGCCTTGGCCTGTTCCGCGAAGAGGGGATCAGCACCCTGACCGTACAGATCGAGAAGGACGGCGACACCCTGGCCCTGGTGCCGGCGGGTGAGCGTGGCACTTCGGGCATGGTGGTCGGTGCGCCCAAGCGTCAGTTGATTCCGTTCAACACCGTGCACCTGCCGGAACGCTTCACCATCAAGGCCGACGAGATCCAGGGCATTCGCGCCTTCGGCACGCGCACCGAATTGCAGGCCGTGCAGGACGTGGTCAATAAGCGCCTGGCGAAAGCGCGCCGCCAGTTGGATGCCACCCACGAATACCAGCGTATGGGCGCGTTGAACGGCCAGGTTCTGGACGCCGATGGTAAGACGGTCCTGTTGGACATTTATAAATCCTTCGGCGTGAATCGCCAGAAGCTTCAGATGGGCTTGAACAGTCCAGACACCGAGCTGCGGGTCAAATGCGGCGAAGCGTTGGACATGCAAGAGGAAGCCCTCGGCAGCGTCACTAACAGCGGCTCCCGCGCAATGTGCGGCAAGAACTTCTGGAACAAGCTCATCGTGCACAAGTCGGTCAAGGAGACCTACCTCAACACCATGCAGGCCGCATCTCTGCGTGGCGATGCCCGTGAAAGCTTCGAGTTCGGCGGGATCGTCTGGGAGCGTTATCGCGGCAAGGTAGCGGGTGTTGCTTTCGTCCACGACGACAAGGCCCTGCTGATCCCTGAGGGCGTGCCGGATCTGTACATCTCGTGCTTCGCGCCGGCCGACTACATGGAAACGGTCAACACCCAGGGCATCCCGTACTACAGCAAGATTGAGCCAATGCAGTTCGGCAAGGGTGTGGCCGGTGAAGCCCAGTCCAACCCGCTGCACCTGTGCACACGACCTCGGGCGCAAATCCTGCTGGAACTCTGACCGTGGCCTTCCGCGAGCTGATCGACGACATCGACGATGTGGTGTTCGACACCTTGGGCGACAGTGCCCTGATCGAGGGCCGCGCCGAGCCCGTGCTAGGCATGTTCGCGGCGCCCTGGAAAGCGCCGCAGTTCGGCAAGGTCCACACCGGATTACGCGAGCCTCGCTTTGAGATTCGCGTGAAAGATTCGGACGGCCTGAGCAAGGGCCTGCGGGTCACCATCGACTTGCCGACACTGGACGGCGGGGGCGACTACGACCTGCTGCAGCTGGAGCCCGGTGGCGATGGCCTGGTTGCCCTGATTTTGAGGAAGCGTCCATGAGTGTCGGCACTTACGTTCAGCACAAGCGCGACAGCGGGATGATCAACATTCAGCCGTCAGCGGTGCATTCCCAGGCCTTGCGCGAGTTCGGGCAGTTGGTGCCCAAGGCTGCTGCAGCGGCTCAGCGGCGTGCAATCAACAAGACGCTGGGCTGGCTGCGTACTCATATCGCAAGGGCCGTGGGCAAGCAGGAACGCATCGCAATCGGCGCCGTCCGGCAACGCCTACGGGCTTACCCGGTCAGCGGCGGGGCGATGCGCGGCAAGTTGTGGTTTGGGGTCAACGCCATAGAGGCCAGCCGGGTCGGCAAGGCTCGGCAAACCCGCGCCGGCGTCTCGGTGGCGGGGCGGCGTTATCAGGGAGCGTTCTTCAAGCAAGTGTATGGAAGCAGTCCTGACATCTGGATCCGCACGTCGAGCAAGCACTTCAGCGCCTCGGACTACCCCGGCAGCACTCAGGGCCGGCGCAGCTCGGGCTTTATCGCGGAGAGCGACAACCGCTTCCCACTGGCGAAAGCCAAGGTCTCGCTGGACCAGGTGCGACCGCACTTCGACAGCTGGGTGAAACGCGCTGACGAGCGCTTGCTGGAGATCCTCAAGCAAGAGCTCAACTTTGAATTGCAGAAGTACCTCAAGGGGACCGCCCGTGTCTGATCAATCTTTTAGCCTCGACAGGCTGTATGAGGCCATCGAGCAGCACCTGCAGGAGAAATTGCCGGGGATCCAGAGGGCATCGTTCTGGCCGGATCTGTCGGCTGACACCAGCATCCCCACGCCTGTGGTGCTGCTGGAAATGGCCGAGATGGAACCCGCACCGGATATCGGTACCGGTGAAACCTCGCTGACCTGCAAATTCGAGGCGCGGATCATCGTTGATTCGATCAGCGCAGATCCGCAACGGCAGGCCGTGCAGTTGGCCTCTCAGCTTGCGGTGCTTCTACGGGGGCAGAGCTGGGGCTTGGTCGTCGACTGCGCCGAGTTTGTTCGATCCTCACAAGACTGGACCAAGCCCGAACTGGATGGCTACTTCGTCTGGCTGGTGGAGTGGGACCAGACGGTTTACCTGGGGGCCGAGGAATGGCCGTGGCCGGATGAGCCGCCGGGTTCATTGGTCATCGACCTTGGACCGGGGGTTAGGCAGATCAAACCGGAGGATCTGCAATGAGCTACGCCAGTGCCCAGCATGACCGCATGATTGCCTCGACGGTGATGCCCTGCGTGGTGGTGGCGGTGGATCTGACCACCGCCATGGTGCGTGTGCAGTCGGGTGACTGGACCAGCGCCTGGGTGCGTTGGCACAGCCAGGCGGCAGGCAAGGCGCGCCACTGGAGGGTGCCGAGCCTGAAAGAGCAGGGAGTGTTGATCTGCCCAAGCGGTGAGCCGGCGATGGGTACCTTCATCCCTGGCTTGTACGGCAATGCAGGCGCCCAGCCGGACAACCGCGACCACGTCGAGGTGTGGCGTTTCGACGACGGTGGTTCGTTGGTCTACGACTGGCAGGCCCATAGCTACACCATCGACCTGCCTGCCGGCAGCGTGACGGTAAAGGTCGGCGGGTCTGTGCTTGAGATGACGCCGGACAGCACGCGCTTGGTGTCGGGCGAGATCAACCTGGTGGGCGCGGTCACCATCGACGGTGCAACCCAGATCAACGGCAAGTTGAATACGACCGGCGACATTTACGGTGCCGGCAAGATCATTGATGCCGGCGGTAACTCGCCGAACCACAAACATTGATTACGACCCGCCCTGTGCGGGTTTTTCGTTTTAGGAGCATTTGTTGATGAGCAAGAACAAAGCCGATGGTCAGGAAGATGCACGGCCTGGCCGCGTTTTCCGCGACACGCTTTACACCTCTCGCACCTTGGTCTTTGCCGATGGCAGTACTGCAGCGGTTGCCAAGGGGCGTGTGACAGCCAGCAGCGATGAGCAATTCGCGCAGCTGCAGGCGCATCCGGATCTGGAACTGCTGCAGGAGTAATCCCGATGATCGGAATGGATCGCCACACCGGCAAACCGCTGTCCGGTCTCGACCATCTCCGGCAGTCCATTGGGGACATTCTTGGGACGCCCGTGGGCAGTCGACGGATGCGACCTGAGTACGGCAGCCAGATCCGGCGGTTTGTCGATCTGCCGGTTAACGCCGGTTGGAAGAGTGCGGTGCAGGCCGAGGTGGCTCGCTCGCTGGGGCGCTGGGAACCGCGACTGAAGCTGGAACAGGTGCAGGTCGTTGCCGTCGTCAGCGGCCGCATCGACTTCAAGTTAACGGGTGAGTACCTGGGCGAAAGCCTACTGCTGGAGGTGTCGGCATGAGCACGGTGGATTTATCGGCGTTGCCGGCGCCGCAGGTGCTGGAGTCGCTGGACTACGAGGCGCTGTACGAAGAGGGCCTTGCCGCTTTTCGCGAGTACATGGGCGATAACTGGTCCGCCGCGCTGGAAAGCGACCCGGTGGTCAAGCTCGTCGAGCTGGGCGCCTACGGCAAGATGCAAAATCGCGCACGGGTCAACGACGCGGCCAAGGCGCTGATGTTGGCTTACGCGGAAAAGGAAGATCTTGATCAGCTCGCGGCCAACGTAAAATTGCAACGGCTGGTGATACAGCCGGCCAACCTGTTGGCGGTGCCGCCGGTCGAAGAAGTTAAAGAGTCTGACGACGCCCTGCGTGAGCGTATCCAGCTGGTCTACGAAGGGCTGACTACAGCAGGCCCCCGTAACAGCTATATCTTCCATGCACGCAACGCTTCGGCGCTGGTCGCTGATGCAACGGCAGAAAGCCCATCACCCGCTGTCGTGGTAGTGACCGTACTAAGCCTGACCGGTAGCGGGCTGGCTGATCAATCATTGCTCAACACAGTGCATGCCAAGCTCAGCGACGACAACGTCCGGCCGGTGGGTGACCGCCTCATCGTACAGAGCGCCGAAATCCTGAACTATCGGGTTGATGCCGTACTGCACATGCAAGGCGCTGGACCGGAAAATGACGCCACCCTGGCCGAGGCAACCCGGCGGCTTGCTGTCTGGATCAATCCGCGCAAACGCTTGGCATTGGAAGTTGCTCAATCTGGTGTCAACGCCCAGTTGCACATCAGCGGTGTTGGCCGGGTAGAGCTGAAGAACTGGAAAGACCTCAAGCCCAGCAAATCCCAGGCGGCGTATTGCACAGGCTACAGCGTCGTTCTTGGTGGCACATCATGACCAGTTTACTGCCGCTAAACAGTACGCAGTTGGAGCGCGCTATTGAGGCCGCGCTAGTCGAGAAAACTGCGATTCCTTTGCGCACGCTGTACAACCCGGACACCTGCCCGGCGCACTTGCTGCCGTGGCTGGCCTGGACGTGGTCGGTGGATCGTTGGGACAACAAATGGTCCGAAGCAGTCAAGCGTTCGGCCATCCGCTCCGCGTTTTACGTGCACGCGCACAAAGGAACCATTGGCGCCCTGCGTCGGGTGGTGGAACCGCTCGGTTACCTGATCGAGGTGCTTGAGTGGTGGCAGACCACGCCCAAAGGTATTCCCGGCACCTTCGCCTTGAAGGTAGGCGTGCTGGACACCGGCATCACCGAAGAGATGTACCTGGAGCTGGAGCACCTGATCGACGACGCCAAGCCCGTCAGCCGCCCCTTGACCGGACTGGCTATCAGCCTCGAAACCCAAGGCGCCATACACATCGGTGTCGCTCTCTATGAGGGCGACGTAATCGACGTCTACCCACCCGTGCAGCGTGACATTGACGTCACCGGGTACATCGGTGTGGTCGGGCGCGAACACAGCATAGACACTCTGGATGTTTACCCATGATTGATCGCAACTCGCAATTTATGGCGATCCTCACCAACGTGGGGGCCGCGAAGTTGGCAAATGCCAATGCCTTGGGGATTCCCTGGAACCTGACACAGCTCGGGGTAGGGGATGCCAATGGCACTGACCCTATGCCCAGCGCAACACAGACCAAGCTGATCAACGAGCAGCGACGTGCGCCGTTGAATCAACTGCGCGTTGATCCGGTTAACGCGGCCGTCATCATTGCCGAGCAAGTAATTCCGGCAGACGTTGGTGGTTGGTGGATCCGCGAGATCGGCTTGTACGATTCGGACGGTGACCTGGTTGCAGTTTCCAATTGCGCACCTAGCTTTAAACCTGCGCTGGATCAGGGTTCAGGCCGTACGCAAATTGTGCGGATGAACTTCATTGTCTCTAGCATCAGCAATATTGTGCTGAAGATCGACCCGGCAATTGTTTTGGCGACCCGCGAATACGTTGACCTGTCGATTACTGAGGCGTTCAACAAGCAGGACTTCAAGCATTCGGTACTCGTGGCCACCACTGCGAACATCGTCCTGAGTGGCCTACAGACTATCGATGGCGTGGCGCTTGCTGCAGATGACCGCGTACTGGTGAAAGACCAGTCTCAGGCGAAAAACAACGGTGTCTATGTTGTCCCTGCAGCCGGTGCCTGGAAGCGCGCTCAGGATGCTGACGCCAGTGTCGAGGTGACACCGGGGCTGTTCGTAAGCGTCGAGAAAGGTACTACAAACGGCGATAGCGTTTGGCAGCTCGTGACAGATGCGCCGATTGTACTTGGCACCACTGCGCTGACCTTTGAAGTGGTTGCCGGGCGCACGGGTATTGTCGCTGGCACTTACCGCAGCTTGACGGTGGACAAGCTAGGCCGCGTTATTGCTGGTACGAACCCCACTACTCTTGCTGGGGCAGGCATTACTGATGCCATCTCGTCCACGCCACAGGGTGTTCTTACTGGGGCAATTGCTGATGTTGCAAAGCATGATATCGGGATTTATTCCGGCCCTACGACCGACAAGCCCACAACTGGCGGTCTTTACGTGCGGTGGAAATATCCCGGCGCAAATCCATTGGCGTTCGATCTTTACGCTCACATGGCCAGCGGCGCGGACACTTTCGGATTCAGGCGAGTAGGTGCGGACGGACTTTATATCTGGCGTGAGGTTTATCACTCCGGCAACTTTGACCCGTCTTCAAAAGCCGATAAGTCGCAGCTTGGAACGGCTGCTGCCCTCACAGCGACATCCACAACGTCAGACACTACTGCGGGGCGCGCTCTTCGAGTTGCCGACTTTGGTTTGGGTGGAGCAAGCGCACCCGGTGTTACTGGCGGTGATTGCAACAGCATCGAAGCGACAGGGGTTTACTCTATTGCTGGAGCCACATTGAACGTGCCTTTGGGTGCGGGCTCTGGATCCATGCTCTTCCATATGAACTACTCGTTGGCTACAGGGAATCGGACGGCGACCCAGGAGATAGTTACAAGGGGCATTCCCGCCCGGAAGTTCTGGCGTGCGCGTGTTGTTGATGTCTGGGGTGGCTGGGTTGAAGGGGCTACGACCGGCGTAAACAGCAGCATTACCGCCCTTACAGGCCTGACTACACGACCTTCGTTTGGGGGGAACTTGGCGTGGGACGCGGGGAACTTCGACCCGTCGTCGAAAATCAACAAAGACCAATCTCAGGCAGTCGGTTTTTTTGGGGGAGCTAAGACTGCGCCTTACCTCCTACACGCTGACGGGACATTTGTTTATTTGCAGGTTGACCGGCCAAAAGATACCGCTCTACTGGCTCCAAACGGTTGGAGCAAGAACGCAGACACCGGCGAGATTAAGCAGTGGATTGATGTCGTTGTCGGCGACTTTGCTTCGACTGGAACTGTAAACGTTACTTGGCCTTTTAAATTTCCAAACCAAATTCTAAACGTAAAAATCGGCTTTAAACTCCCGACAGGTACACAGTTTGGTGGTCAGGCGCATTTCAATGCAATTGCCTTGGACGGCGCTACTATCCGACTGGAAGAGTGGGCCGCTGTAGTCCAAACGGGACTTGTTTTAATGGTAGAAGCCCGAGGAAATTAATTGATGAAAATTTTCTATAGCGCACACGACAACACATTTTTTAATGAACAATTCCACGGTACCCGGACTATTCAGGTAGCCGATCCCGATTGGACTCGGCCAACCGTGAATGTTCCTGACCCGGAATGGAGTCAGCCATGGATTTCGGTGCCTAATCCGGCGTGGGTGGAAGTGGTTCAAGTCGAGGGTGAGGAATCAGAAGCTCAAACTGAGCCTGAAACCATTTTGGTTCTTGATCCTGATGCAGTGCATCCAATGATTGAAGTGCCGGATGAACAGGCCTCGCCCCCGCTCATTACCGTACCCAACCCAGCGTGTTTGCTTCCGCCTGAATCCGAGCTTGTCGAGGTGCCTCAAGATGAGCACCACGAGATTTTCCGCTTGCTGGCACTTGGCGGCTCTGTGCTTGCGCCTGGCGAAAACGGTCAACCAAGTACCGCCCCGGTGCCTGGTCCTACGCTGGAAGAGCTGAAAGCTCGCGAGCGTTCAATACGCGACCGAGCATTGCTGCTCACTGACCCGTTGATCTCGCGTCACCGAGATGAGGTAGAGGCTTTGCGGCCAACAACTCTCACTGCTGAGCAGTACACGCAGTTGCAGGGCTACCGACAGGATCTGCGGGGCTGGCCTGAATCGGTTCACTTCCCAGCAGTTGGGTGCAGGCCAGAGCAGCCAGTGTGGCTGGCTGAGTTGATTCAATAACGCCCGGCATTTACCGGGCGTTTTCTTTCCCGGTTCACGTAACAACGCATATTCCCATGGCCTCGCATTTGCGGGGCTTTTTCGTTTCTGGAGTTCAGCTATGAGTACTGCAGGTGGTTTTTTTCACGGCGTCACCGTGACCAACGTCGACACGGGCACGCGGCCTATCGCCGTGCCGTCGTCGTCCATCATTGGCCTTTGCGACACCTTCACCCCTGGTCCTGATGCCAGTGCCTTGCCCAATCAACTGGTACTTATTACCCGCGAAAGCGAAGCCATCGCTGCCTGGGGCGCAGACGCGGCAATCACCAAGGCGGTGCAGGCCATTTACGTTCGCTCCAAGGCGGTGATCGTAGCCTGTGGCGTGGCGAAGGTGGCAGACGCCGCCGCGCAGACTTCGGCCATCATTGGCGGCGTCCTGGCGAACGGCACGCGCACCGGTATGCAGGCGCTGCTCGACGGCAAGAGCCGATTCAACGCGCAGCCCCGCTTGCTGGCCGCACCCAAACACACCGCGACCTTGCCCGTCGCCACGGCGCTGGTGGCGCTGAGCGAAAAGCTGCGTGCCATGGCAATCATCGACGGACCTAACACCACCGACGAAGCCGTCATGGAGTACCGCGAAAACTTCGGCAGCAAGCGCGTGTTCCTCGTCGACCCCGGCGTGCAGTACTGGGACACCGCACTCAGTGCCACCGTCGATGCACCAAGTTCCGCCTGGGTGGCCGGACTCTTCGCCTGGACCGATTCGGAGTACGGCTTCTGGGCCTCGCCTTCGAACAAAGAGTTTGCCGGCCTCACCGGTACCGGCCGGCCTATCGAATTCCTCGACGGCGACGAAACCTGCCGGGCCAACCTGCTCAACAACGCCCAGATCACCACGATCATCCGGGATGACGGGTATCGCCTTTGGGGCAACCGCACCTGTTCCAGCGATCCGAAGTGGGCGTTCGTTACCCGCGTGCGGACCATGGACATCGTCATGGACGCGATTCTCTACGGCCATAAATGGGCTGTTGACCGCTCGATCACAAAGACCTACGTCAGCGACGTCACGAACGGCCTGCAGGCCTTTATGCGTGACCTGAAAAATCAGGGCGCGGTGATCAACTTCGAGGTGTTCGCTGACCCGGAGTTGAACACGGCCAGCCAGCTGGAGCAGGGCAAGGTGTACTGGAACATTCGTTTCACCGATGTGCCGCCTGCAGAAAACCCCAACTTCCGGGTCGAGGTCACCAACCAGTGGCTGACCGAAGTTCTCGACACCAACGCATAAAGGAGAGCCCTCGATGGTTCCGCAAACGCTCTACAACATGAACGCCCATATCGATGGCCTCAGCTTCAACGGGGAAATCACCAGCCTAACGATCCCCAAGCTCACCTTGAAAACCGAGGAACATCGAGCTGGCGGCATGGATGCCCCGGTGGAGATGGATCAGGGCATGGAAAAACTGGAGGCCAGTTTCGCTGGCAAAGGTGCGCGCCCCGAGATCATGAAGTTTTACGGCCTGGCCGATCAGACTGCGTTCAACGCGGTGTTCCGGGGTTCCTTCAAAGGCCAGAAAGGCGCGACTACGGCAGTGGTCGCCACCCTGCGGGGCATGCTCAAAGAGATTGATCCAGGCGACTGGAAAGCCGGTGAGGCCGGTGAGTTCAAGTACGCCGTGGCGGTCAGCTACTTCAAGCTCGAAGTCGGCGGCCGGCTGATGTACGAGATCGATCCAATTAACTGCGTCCGGGTTATCAACGGTGTCGATCAACTTGCCAGCGTCCGCCGCGACCTGGGCTTGTAAAGGAATTGCTCTCATGAAAAAACTGAAACCACTGCCTTCCTGGCTCAACATTGAGGCGGATATCGCGACCATCACTTTGACCCGGCCCAGCGATGTTAACGGCGTGAAGGTCGACCAGCTGACCCTGCGCGCGCCGCTGTTGCGCGAGGTGCGCGCCTCTGACGCTATCGGTGGCAATGACGCTGTGTTGCGCGAAGTGACCTTGTTCGCCTCGCTGTCTGATGCCGGCACCAAGGACATCGATGGGCTCAAACTGACGGACTATGCACGGGTACAAACCGCGTATTCGCGGTTGATCTTGGACGCGGGTATCCCCGAGAAAAAAGACGAGACCCCGACTTGGTTGGTCGTTGGCACCGACGGCGCCATCGTCACGCTGTCCAAAGCGTATGACTTCAAAGACATGAAGCTCGACCGCCTGCCGTTGCGCGCCCCCACTGTGCGCGACGTGCGGGCCGCGACCTCGGCGTCCAATGGCGACGACGAGCAGCGCGAGACCATCCTCCTGGCCGACCTGTCTGAATCCGACACCAAGGATCTGGAGGGGCTCAAGCTGACGGACTACCAGCGGCTGCAAGCCGCCTACTTTCGCCTGGTGCAGGACGACGGGGTTTAACGCCGAACTGCAGAAGCAGGTCGCGAAGCGCTTGGCGACGCAGTATTCATTTGCCGCCAATGAAATCGAGACCATGCCCTTTTCCACGATGATCTGGTGGCTCATGGACTGAGCCCCGCATCTCTGCCTGGAGTGTTCTCATGGCAAATAACCTGGCGCTCGGCCTGGTCATCGGCGGCGTCGTCAGCTCCACGGTCGGCGCAGCCTTCAAGGATGTTGAAGGCCGTATCAAGAAACTCGGCGAAACCGGCACCAAGGCTCGCGTGCTGCAAAGCACTATCGGCGACACCATCCGCTTGCGGGATGAGTGGAAAAAAGCCCACGACACCGGTGCGGCGTCGGCTGATGGTCTGCTGCGAAAGCTCGAAGGCAACCTCAAAACCCTGAAAGAGCAGGGCATTGAGGTCAGTAAGTTGCGCAAGGAATACCAGGCTCTCGGGCAGGTAGCGCGGGGTGCTGAACTCAAGGCGCTGGGCCATACGCAGATCCAGCAAGGCAAAGAGGGGATGAAAAATTCCCTCGGCCAAGGGGCGGTGCTCACGGGCGCGTTGGCGATCCCGACGAAGATCTCCGGCGATTACCAGGCGCAGGTCCGCCAAATGTCGTTGTGGGCTCACACGGCCGGAACCGGCGATGAAGCGGAGCTGGCAGCCAGCATCAGTAAGGTCGCGGCTGAGAAGGGCATGAGCCAGCAACTGTTGGCGCAGTCGGTGGGTGCCTTGATTGAAAAAGGCGTCGAGTGGGACGTTGCCACTAGTTACGCCGGTCAGATCGCTGACCTGATCGACGGCCAGGGCATGGAGCCCGATACGATTGCAACGCTGATCAACTCCTTCAAGGAAGCCGGCGTAAAGCAGGGTGACATGGCGGCCATGCTTGGTCAGGTGGCTGCGGCGGGTGACATTGGCGCATTTGGTCCAAAGGAGATGGCCAAGTATTTGCCGGCGATGCTTGGGAATATCAAGCGTCTGGGCATGGAAGGCCCCGAGGCAGTGCGTTTCCTCGGTGCAAGCCTGCAGTCGCAATACTCGCAAACTCAGGATTCGGCGGCTGCAGCCACCAACATGAACAACCTGCTCAACGCTGTGATCAGCAGCACCAGCCAGGAACGGTTCGCCAAGGAAGGCTACGACCTAACGGGCTCGATCCTCGCTGCGACTAAAAGCGGTAAGGCTGCAAACCCGGTCGATGCGTTCATCATGCTCAGTGAGCAGTTGATCAAAAAGCAGGATCCGGCAAAGGCCAAGAAAATCGAAGCGCTCAAGGCCAAGATCAAGTCGTCGGTGGATGGTAGTGCCGAGGAAGAGCAGGCCATGATCGCCCTGACTGAAGCTGCCGGGCTGGCGACCATCGTCAGCGACCAGAGCGCCAGTGCTGGTCTGCTTGCGCAGATCAAGTACGGCGACAAAATCAAGGCTGATATGTCGACCATTGAAGCCACTGACGGCAAGGCTAAGATTGAGGCGGATGCAGCGAAGGCGAGGGAAACGTCCAACCGGAAGTGGGCAACGGCAACTGCCGGCATTGAATCCTCGATGACTCGCATCGGTGATGCGTTGCGGCCGCTGACGGATGTGGCGGCAGACGGGCTGGCGAAAGTTGCCTATGGGCTTGGCGAGTTGGCGGGTCGGTTTCCGACAGTGGTCAGCGGGGCAGCTGTGCTGGCTGCTGGTGTTGTCAGCCTGGGCGCCGCGATCAATGCGATCAAGATCGGCAAGGGCCTGCTGAACGTTGCTCGTGGGTCGCTGATGGGCAATCCAAACGTGATCCAGCGGGTCTTTGTCACCAACCCCTCTGGCGGCGCTGGCGGGGTCGACGTAGGTGATGGAAAGCGGCGACGTGGAAAGGGCAAGCGTGGTCGTGGTGGTCGAGGCGCGCCCGTCAGTACCCCTGCACCTTCAGCGCCGATTGGCCCAACGGCCAGCCGGTTCGCGCCCAAGACCATGATGGGTAAGGGCCTCGGGTTCGCTAAGGTCGGCGCGCCCATGGCGCTGATCGAGGCAGGTTTGATCGCTGCTGATACCTATCAAAATGCGGAGACCCGCGATGAAAAAGCCGAGGGCTACGGCAATGCCGCAGGCACCTTGGCCGGAACGTTGGCGGGTGCTGCAGCGGGTGCCGCGATTGGTTCGGTGGTGCCGGTCATCGGGACGGTCGTTGGCGGATTGATCGGCGGATTCCTTGGCAGTTGGGGCGGCGGCGAGTTGGGCGGCGCTGTGGGCAAGGCTGCCTTCGGTGGTCCGGACGCCCCGGCCGAGCGATTGGTGCTGCCGGATCAGCCGTCGCCGTTAAGGTTGCCACCACCAGGTGCGGCGGCTATGCCGCTTCTGTCCCAGATGGCGCCGGCGTTATCGCCCGGTCCGTTGATGCTCAAAGCAGCGGCAGCACCGGGGCCAGCCTTGGGGGATGTCTCGCGTTCGTTGGCGGCGGCTCCCACAGCAACTACGGCTCCGGCCGTGCTGGCTGCTGGACTCGCCGCGAAACCGGAGCCGACTCGGGTAGACCAGCAGTGGACGTTCTCCCCGACCATGCCGGTTACGGTTCAGGGTGACGTGAAGGATCCACGGCAATTGGCGCAGGAATTGATGCCGCACATGCGACAAATGTTCGAGGAGTTCAGCCGAGAGCAAGCCCGGCGCAACCTGTTCGATGCCCCTCACGTTTAAGGAGTCGTCATGGCTTACATGGAGCAACTGCAATCGGGCTTCAAATCCCTTGTCCAGGCCGGCGAGGCGGGGCGCCATAGCATCGACGACATGGTCGGCCCGGTGAACGGCGCCATTGGCGAAATCACCGGGGCGGCGGATGAGCTGTCCAGCATTCCCGGCGTGCCACCTGGTGTCGGCGAAAAACTGCAACGGGTGATGCGCGGGATTAACGCGGCGCAGGCTAAGGTCGGCACGGTACTGGCGACCTACAGCAAAGCGACGCGCGCGTTGTCGGCAATTGACGAGCGCCTGGGCACGTTGAAGGAACAAGCCGCCCGTGCCAGCACCGCAATCAATCAGATCGCCGGCAAAGTCAGTCCGCGCCTGGCGAACATTTTGCCCACCAGCGCATTGGCGCCGAATGCCACGCCCCTGGCGGAAGCGGTCAAACCGTTTCCGCACCTGCTGATCCTTCAGCCGCTGCAGGCGAATGCACAGCCGTTCTACTTCAACCTGGACACAGCAGCGTTTAACGAACTACGACGGCAGACGGAATTCCGCTGGGCCTCGCAGGAGCGGCTCAGTCGTCGGCCAGCGCAGCAAGCCGTGGGCGTGGGAGAAGATAAGCTCAGTCTCAAGGGCGTAATTTTTCCCACGTTCAAGGGTGGGCTGAAGCAGCTCGACACCCTACGTTCAATCGGTGGGCAGTTGCTGCCTTTGAACCTGACCACCGGCTACGGCGTTGTACTCGGCACCTGGTGCCTGCGCAGCATGGATGAGGAGCAAGGCGCGCTGCTGGCCGGCGGGATCCCGCGCAAGCAAACCTTTAGTTTGGAGTTCTCGCGCTATGGCGATGATATGCAGAACGTCTGACGGTGACCTGCTGGATACCCTGTGTTATCAGCATTACGGTCACCTCAATGGCACGGTCGAGGTGGTGCTTGCTGCGAATCGGCTGCTGGCAGATGAGCCGCAACCGTTGCGTACTGGGCTGCTGATCACCTTCCCGGATATTGAGCGGCCAACAGTCGAGCAGGTGCAGTTGTGGGACTGAATATTGAGGACTACCCATGAAGCCAGTCTTTCGAATCGTCGCTGATGGCGCCGATATAACAGCCTTGATCAACGACCGTTTGCTGTTGCTGCGCACGTTGGACAAGCCCGGCATGGAGTCGGACGAGTTCGAGCTGCGAATCGATGACCGTGATGGCGCCGTAGCGCTCCCCAAGAAAGGCGCTGGGATTGAGGTTTACCTCGGCTACGACACCAAAGCCATGGCACGAGTGGGTCGGTACACAGTGGATGATATTGAGGTATCTGGTCCGCCGGACACCTTGGTCATTCGCGGCAAAGCCAGCGACATGCGCGGTAGCGGCAAGACCACCCGTAGCGGCAGTTGGGAAAATGTGACGCTGTCCAAGATCGTCAGCGACATTGCTGCGCGTAATGGCTGGAAACCTGAATGCCCAGTAGGCTCGGTTGTGCCAAGGGCTGACCAGATGAATGAGTCGGACTACAACTTCATCACCCGGCTAGCTAAGAATCACGACTGCACGGCCAAGGTCG